TCAACATACTCTTGTAATTTAAACTCTTCTGGTAATGTGGTCACATAACTAATCACATCAAACTTAAATGGATTAGCAGGTTTTAATTTGATAAATTTAATCTTGTCGCCCTCTTGTATCAATGGGTATTTGTTTTGTAATCCTAGTTCTTCAATCTTATGATTATATATCAATGCGCCTTTCACATGGATTGGTGTACCTTTGATAAACAGTTCACTAGCACTACGATATTTTCTTAGATTGTTGCAAGACCTTGGAAACGATACTGCTTCTGCTGGCAACGACATAAATTCTTTTCTAAAGTCAGCAATGTGTTTATGTAAATCAGTTTGTTCTTTACCCATAATCACAGTAATGGCTTCTTTAATTTTACCACGACACACCTGAGGTGTACTAGACTTGACTGCTTCTATACCCATAAGTTTTAATTTAGGGTTAGCAAGTCTTACGCCTTCTTCGTCTAGTACATTCAGCATGTATCTTTTCTTGGCAATCCAAATACCTTTGTTGGCGATAACTTCTCGTTTCATCACCATTGCGTTTTTAAATGCGTTAGAATAATCTGCTAAGTCAACAAACCACTTTTCAATTTCTGGTTCAAACTTCTGTTCACATACTTTGTTTAGAAACTCTAGTATTTGGTCATCTGTTTTACCTTGACATGTTGCATCAACTAATTTATCTAGTCGAACATAGATACTATCTGTATCTGAAGCAACAACAAAATCTTCATTTTCTGTTTTTAATATCTTGTTTAGATAATCATTCATGTGGTTTTCAACAAAACGAATAATGAATTGACCAGCAGTGGTAATACCAGCCGCCTGTCTAACATCATAATATCTAAAGTATTGATTGCCTACTGCACCATAAGCTGAGTTCAAGGCAATCTTTCTTGCCCATTGAATATTATGGCATCGTGCAATCTCTTTCTTTAGTTCAGGATTTTTAGTGACCTGATATTCTTGTTTTGCTTTCAACATTCTTTTCTTGTAAACAACTCGTTCTTTGTACATCTTCTCCATCATCTCAGATAGAAAACCTTGACTATCTCGTTTGAACATTGCACCGTTTGGTGTCATGGTCAAATCATTCTCTTTGAGAAAATCTAAATCAAGTTTTTTGTGTAACATCTTTTCAACACCAGGAATAGTATCATGTGAACCATATAGTTTTTCTGGTGAGATATTGTACTGAATAAGAATATGTGGATATAGTGAATTGATATCAAAAGATACCATCCACTTGTGTTGACCAGGTATAGGGTCTTTTACATATGCACCCTCATACTTGGAATCCTTTGAGTGTTCTTCTCTAGGTGGTACACATATCTTTCTTTCCATTAGATAGTTTGCAATCAAAGTATCCCACACTCTAACTTGTGAGAATATATCATCATAGTTTACTTTACTTTCATATGCAACAGTAAGTGACAGGTCAATAAGACCAAGTTTATCTTCTAGTTTATCAACAATCTCAACATCTTGAATATTATAATCTACAAACTTTGCAAAATCTTTTTCATAAAATTCTTTGAATGTACCATAAGGGTTTTCATTTTTAGGTTGACTTAGTTCTAGTTCGCCAATAAAATCTAGTTTGTAACTTTCTTGTCTTGTTGGTATAAACCATTTGTATAAGTCAAGGTAATCTAGTACAGCAACACCTTTGATATCATATACTGTTTGTACACGACCTTGTGTTCTGACTTCTTTAGCTTCTGTAATATTCCAAGGCGACATTCTTTGTGCAACTTCATCGCCTGCAATCATTTTAATTCTGTTTATCAAGTAAGGCATATCAAAGAATTTACAATTCCAACCAGTGACAACATCTGGATGATTTTTAATCCAGAATTTTACAAACTGAAATATTAATTCTTTCTCATGTTTACAATAAACATAAGTTACATCTGGTCTATCGTTCTTATATTCGCCGATACCCCATGTAATAATTTGTTTGTTAGATTGATTTTTTACTGTGATACATAACAACTCTTCAACAGGATTTTCTACATCAGGAAAACCACCTTCACAAGTTGTTTCAATATCAACTGTGAAAATCTTAATCAAGTCTTTTGACCATTCAATATCACCAGGATATTCTTGACCAATATACTGATAGTGATATCTTTCAAGACCGTAAACAGGCGACTTCATCTCGGTCATCTCTTTACGAAAACGCCTAGCGTCAAATATATTATCTAGTGTAAATGGTTTTAGATTTTGACCTTGTAAGTTCTTGTATGGAGATTTTTCATTAGTAAGAGAATAATGAGTTGGCATAAAATCCATTCTCTGTTTATAATCTTTACCATTCTTAATACCTCGTACAAGAAGTTTACCACGGTGTTCAATAACATTTTTATAAAAGTTCATCATTCCTCAACATAACGACAAGACCATTATGGTCTTTATTTAATTCAATTTGACAAGCCAATCTTGACTTGCCTTCGACATAACCTTTTTTGTATTCTAGTAAGTCTAATTCGGGAGTATTATAATCTATTTTACCAAGTTTGTCAAGCCAATCATCTCCAATATGAACATGACAAGTAGAACACGAACAATTACCACCACAAGTTGCTGGTATTTCTTCAATGGGAGGATCCGAGTGAAATTTGGCAGCCTCCATGAGTGTAGTGCCTTCTGGTACTTTTACTTTTTGTACATAAGTTAACTCACTCTCTTCTCTGTGGAAGAAAATGGTTATCATACTTTCGGTAACTTTGCTTCCGTTATTAACTTTGATTGTGATGCTGATGGCTTAATAAGACCAGAAGTATTCTGTGCGTAATTATCTGCAATGTCTTTTTTAGGATTAATCATTGTTATTACCTTGTCTTTAGGTACAACAATTTCTGCATCATCTGTATATGGTTGCCATGGTGACAACATTAATTGTACAGGTTGTCCTGGTGCCACTTGTCTTGGTATCAATACGAAAGACTTTTTAACTTTTACTTCGTTATCCATCACTTCGATATCACCAATCACATCTTCGCCTGTGGCCAGACGAATTATCTTAATATTTTTCATACTCACTCCTTCATTATTTAAACATTATAACACAACTAACTTAATTTGGCAAGCTGTATTTGGTTGTTATTACATATTTTCTTTGTGGGTTTACCATAACATTTAATGTATTCATAAATGCACGGTCAAAAAGAATAGGTGTTCTATCTTCTCTATCGTCAATGGTAAATTCTACATCTCTGTATATACCACCAGCAAATTCTACATCTAGTTTAACGACATATCGGTCTTCATCATAATCTCTTAAACCACCAACTTTGATTTCTTCTTTACGAACAATATCAGAAGTTATTGTTTTACCGAGAAGAGACCATCTAATTTGTCTACCAGATATCGAATACTTATCACTATGTATGACAGGCATGCCTGAATTACCAGTGTCAAACTTAGCAATAATTTCTCCAAAAGGTTTGATTGTGACCACTTCTTTGTAACCACATTCCGTCGGAGTAGTAAATCTATTTCTTTTATCAGCAAAATGCTGGATAACCTCACGAGATATGTTTTGATTACTCGCATCTTCAATTCCCTCGGTTCCTGGTGATGAATTCACCTCTAACATAAATGGCGGTTCTTTATCTCTATTCTTACTAGGTATAAAATCAACTGCCGACCATGTCCCACCAACTGCTTTAGCAGCTCTAAGACTTTCTTCTATTTCTAATTCTGTTAGTTCAATGTTTTTTGGTTCTGAACCTTGTGATACATTTGACCTGAAATCTCCTTCGATAACTGGTCGTTTCATAGCTGCAATCACTTTACCACCTAATACATGTACTCTAACATCATAGTCTGTTTTAATATATTGTTGTGCTAATAAATCTGCGTCTTCATCTTGTTTGTGTATTAGTTGTACAATACTATCTAATGACTTGGCACTTTCAACAAACAATACACCGACACCTTTACTACCTCTTAAAGTTTTTAAGATAAGAGGAAATTTAAGACCAGCATTCTCTACTTGTTCTACTGATTTTTCGGGGTCATTTATTAAAAAGGTTTTTGGTTCTGTTAAACCATAATCTGCAAGTCTTAATGAAGTTCTATACTTGTCAGCACAAATTGAAATACACTGTCTATTATTAACTAGACAGACTTCTTCTTTTTCTAATATAGAAACATAGTCCATCCAACTATCTTTTCTGGTTACAGAACCACGAATAATAGCAACGGTCATAACACCAACTTCAAAACCTTTTTCATCATCTTTGTTATGAAATCTACGAACACCATCTTCTAGCGTTGTGTAACCACCAGTAAGTTTAAAAAGATAATATGGATAACCCAACTTCTTACATTCTTCTTGTAATCTATCGGCAGTATGAAATTCTTTTGCATTGTCTGGCTCATCTGTAATGATGAGTAGCCTTAGAAAAGGTTTCTCTTTTTTATCCTCTGATATGAATTCTTTAAACTTTGGTACTTGCATTTCCGCCATCAGTTCCTTCAATCTTTTTGCCTATATTATATTTAGCAGTTAAGCTCCACTCATTTTTTTCTTTAAATGGTAACACTTTGATTTGACTTAATGGTGCTTTGTCTTCTACTTTAGATTTGTCAACAATGTCCACTAAAGACCAATCTTGTAGTAATAGAGCGATAGTATTTCTTCTTTGTATATCGTTCTCCACAAGAGTAGATTTCTTGCCGTCTAAGGCAAACAATTCTTTAAAGTGTGTTATATAATACTTGCCTTGTTTGTGTAATATATGGCATGATTGGTATAATGTCTTGTCTTTACGACTAGCAACACCAATCCTTGTTAATGTTTCTCTTATTTTTAAAAAGTCATCTGGCTGCGAAATAGTAACCTCTAACATATCACCAGCAGACCAACTTATAATCTCTTCACTCATTTTCTTTTTCTCCCACCTTTTGAAAGGTTTGTTTTTATACTTTCAATTTGGTCTTTGGATAATAAGTTGAGAGCTTCTTTTGCTTTGTTGTTGCTAAAACCATAATACTCTTTCACTATATCCATATCTTTTAGTTTGGTCTGTGATATCCACTTCCCACCAAATCGCTTCTTCTTTCGGATACTATTTATAAGATAATGAAATTGCATTGGTTTTGATAAGAAGTGGAAGCCATTCATTTCATTAGCATTCATAACAGTATCATAATGCATAGATACACAACGATTGATAATGAATGGTGCATATTTCTTTGTCCACTCTTGGTCTTCACTATCAAGTAAAGGTTCTTTACTGTAGTTGATAGCGTTTAAATAGTCTTTCAATTCATACATAATATTTAATTTCTTTCGGTTTAAAAGGCAACTTAGTTACCACAAAATTAATCACATCTTCTAATTCATCATCTCTTAGATTATATAGTTCTTGTTGATTTTGTGTTAACTGTACTC